CATATAGCTGAATCCTACGGTTCCAAAAGTCCACCCGCAACTCGGATATGTTCTCTGTACCGCCTAACGGTCTTGCGTACTTCGTAAGGTAGTCCCATGCCACCCGCTTTGCTTGCCCGTAGGTTGGGGCAATGTAAGCGTATCTCGGTGCTTCCTTTTGATTGGTCACCGCATCTTTAATCAGATGGTTGATTGCTGAAACAGTCTTTCCCATCCTTCGATGGGCCACCACCACCCCGAATCGTTTAGCGTCAAGCAGAGTGTGAATCTGCAATTGCTCTTTTCTCGGGCTATACGGGATTACGATGGATTGTTCGGTTGCGCCCATGTGACTTTCATTTCAATGGGATTATTCGCGTCTCCGGCGTGTTCTGTCCTTGCCAGCTTTGGAATGTGATACTCCACCACTGACTGAAACAACTCAAATGCCTTTGCGGGGTTTGGCTTTATGTCGTGAACGGGGTCGCCCTCTGCTACCTTGTCGAGCCAAATAGAGAGCCGCCATGCGTTCCCATCTACAAATGATGCTATGGCTTGTCTTGCCTCCGATGTGGCCTTATTTGGCGTTCCAGCTACCCTGCCGCCCGTCTTTACGCCACTCATAAACCCACCTTTCTAATCGGGTCTACAGTAGATTTTATAGTTTGCTTTTGCATTACCAATTCCTTATGGCTTGTTGGTGAGTGCTTAGTCTAACAGACTGAGTTCTTTCTTCTTTTCGGGTTCTCCGAGCAGTCCTTGTGCGCCTAATGGGAGTGCCGGAGTAGCAGCAAATAGGGGTTGGCCTTTGCTTACAGCACCCTTCATTTCGGGTGTTATGTCAATGTAGCGGATGGATTCCTTTGATGGACGCTGTGCGGGTATACCATTTGCATCCCGAGCGTAATCAGTGGTTATCTGTGTCTCGCCTACCCTTGCATTCCACTTCTTGCCGTACTTGTCTAAGAATTTTGGATAAATCTCGTCATAGTACTTTTTCATGCCTTCGCCACCGACACTTAAATCTGCGTTGTTTAACACATAGCTCATGGCATCACTGTTTCTGTTTGCCATTGGCTCTTGAGAAAGCAACTTTTTAGCCGCTTCTTTACCAATGTAATCCGAAAGTTTTTCGTCTGAATCAATGCGCTGCTGCATCACTGTATTGCCAGTCTTGTCATCAGCAATAATAGTTCCACCGCCATCAGAGTTGCGCTTATATTCCACAGCATCAAGCTGCTTACTCAAATCAAAGCGTTCTGCTTGCTGTTTGCCAGTAGTCAAACCCACCCGTTCATACCCATTGTCGGCAGCGTGTTTGAGTACCCTCTTTAGGGCTAGTTGATACCATGTGTCTTTGAATGGGGCATCGGGGACTCTAGCACCGGGGATGGATGCCATATGTCTACCCATAATGTCATCTAATTCTGCTTGTTCTGATGGCGTTAATGGTTCCGATTGATTTCTTTGTTGGTTTTGCAAATCTACGCCGCGCTTGTATTCTTCGGGGCTAACTTTTTCGCCATACTTACCGTCTTTATTTTGATAACCTTTTTCCCGACCAGCTTGATGCCAATCTGATTGAATTTCCTCAATCAATAGCATTTTCTTGCCATCAGCATCTACACGGTCGTTTACTCGGATGTGAGCAAGAATGTTAGGTTCATCAAAGTGAGAGGATTTGTATTCCGGAAACCCTCTATATTTTGATACCCCTTCAATATCTCTAGTCTCCGGCTGCAATCTGTTCATTATTGATGCCCATTCAGTTCTATCCGCATCGGTCGCAGTTCCAGCCCTGCCCATTTCCATTATTTCATCTGCTCTTGCTTGTAACGCACTTGCTTTTGTATTTGGCAAAGTAAGCAATATCTCGCGGTAGTTCTCACCGCCGGGCAATTGATATTTTTCGTATCTCGGTGGGTTGCTCATTCCTTGACCTTCAAGGTCTAGCTTTTCTGCACGAGTGTTCAACAATTCAGCTTCACGGAAATACTTTTCTGCGGTAATTCTGTTGCCTTGACTTTGTGCTCGTTGACCAGAGCGCATAGCTTGTTCTGCTGCGTCATACAATGAAGTAGTTGTGCTTTGGTCACGAAGATTCATAAGACGAATCAACTCATCGTATTTATCCTCACCAAAGGCAGGGTCATCAAGCGGATGCTGTTTGAGTGCCTTGTATTCGCTCTCAAGTGCAGTTAAACGCTGTGCATCATAAGGCTGTGCGCCTCCAAGCGTTACCTCTTGCACATCAACCCGATTGTTGGCGATGAAATCTTGAACCTCTTGCTTGGTGACATTGGGCTTCTCTTTTAAGAAGTCATCCACACCCATCCATTGCAGTTCGTCCTTCTTGACATTTTCTGCTTTTAGCAAATCGTTCAAGAATGCTTGGCCCGTACCTTTGTTTCTTTGGAGATTCAGTGCAGCTTGTTCGGCAGCAGAATAAAACCCTAAGTCGCTTACGGGTGCTTGAGGTTTGACTTCTAATAGGCTTGTCATTGTCTCCGGTGGCGTGTCCAGCAAGTTCATGCGGGGTACATTGGGTTCCACCGCAAACATTGCCGATGGGGGTTCTGCCAGCAAACTCGGCAGCATTGGTCGACCAGTAGCTACCCGTTCTGCCATTCCCTCACCGACCATCGTGCCGACCTTTTGCAGACCCCTTACCAATGGTGCGGGATTCAGCGGAACAAATGATGCAGCTTGACCAGCTAATTGGCCTACGGGCGCAGTGGGTGCTAACGGCAGTTCTTTTAGGAATTGCTCTGTCGTGTATGGCAGTTGTTTTGGTTGCTCATAGTCGTAACTCCCAAAAGCCTCCATAGGCATGGGAGATCGGACTATGTTCCCAATGTCAGCGGGTGCGCCTAAAAGTCCGGCTAATCGGCCTCTAAGCACTTGCAAAGGCACATCTGCGGACGCTGTTGGGTCTTGTAAGCGTCTGCGGGGTCTTAATTGTGGGAAGAACCCAAATGCTGCGCCTTCGTCCATGATTTCACCACTTTACTTTGTTGGCCCAATATGCCGCACTCATCTTGCCCTTTTCGATGTTCTCAGCGTGTCGGGCTTTGAATGCTTCGTTGCGCTTTGTCCCGTCCGGAGAGCCTTTTACGCCTTGTTGACCAAAACGAATCAGCTTCACCTCATCCCCACTTTTTGCCAGCACAGCATGACTTTTAGTTGGGTGAGATGGGGTTTTCTTTGGGGCGTTGTACCCCGTGAATGATTCTTTGCCGCGCTTAATCATTTCATGCGTTTACGCATTACCTTTGCAGCCTCACTCAGACTGATAGCAATGGCTTGTTTAGGGTTCTTCACCACTTTACCGCCTTTGCCGGAGTGCAGTTCACCAGCCTTGTACTCGTGCATTACCTTACCGACCTTCTTTTGTCCGGCAGGGGTCATCTTCATCATTTAATCTTCTCCTTCGGAGTCATCAGTAATAGGGCCACCAACAATCCATGCCGAGCAAGTGCGTTTTGATGCACATTTGAAATGGAACACTTCACAGTAGCCCAAATCACCCGCTTCGATCACATCCCATGCGTCTGAATCCTCACCCATGCCTTTGTCGATGCAGTCCAGCATCTTAGTGGTCTGAATGAATGCCGCACAGTTACCGCAAGTTGATTTCTTTGCTTGAGAGGCCGAAAGACGCCATCCCTCACCGAGTTTGCGCCAATAGTCGTTGTTTGGTTCGTTAGGGTTCATCGGCCCATACATTGCCTTGTCAATCGCTTTTTGGCGACACTTCAAGTTCTCAGCAACATCTTGAGTGGCAACGGGGCATGAATCGCCTTCATCATCCATTGCTTTGCTTTGCTTGATCTCGATTGAAATCTCAGCAGCGGGGGCTAAAAGTCCGGTCATATAAACCCTTAAAAAAGAGGGGCCGAAGCCCCGGCCTCAGACTGTTCACTTGTGGGAGGAAACACCACCAGCATCGGTTAATCGTATTCTAGCGGGATTCCAATGTCTCGGGGCCACAAATCCAACATCGTCATTGTAAAGACCGTTTTCTTGTGCGCCTCTATCCATAGGCGTTTTCTCTCGTCTTTGGACAGATGTTTTCCTTGATCTAGTTCTTGATGGCAGTCTTGACAGAGTGCAGCAGTGTAAATATCGCTTGCCTTTATCCCTCTGCCCTTGCCGTGTTCACTCCAATTGGAATGCGCCGCTTGTACTGACCCGTCCCGTCCACAGTGCTGACAGAGCAAAGAGGCCACATTCTTGAGGTGGGTCTTGCTTCGATAGTAGGTGTACTTTGGAAACATCAAGCCCATGAGCATCCTTATAGGTTGTTGATGGATGGAATCGAACCAACGACTCGATTGAGGCCACAGCAGTCATTGCCTACTGCCTCGGAGTTCCCCTATCTGTTCTACCAACTGAACTACACCAACCAGGCTGGGCACTGTTTGTCCAACGATTGAAAGCCTCATATGGCTAACGATTGCTGGCAGTCCCCATGCGTCTTGGAGGGGCATACAGGAATCGAACCTGTATTGAGAGCTTAGAAGGCTCTTGCATTATCCATTATACTAATGCCCCTTCTTAACCAAGTCTAGGTTGTCAAAGTAGGCTCTATCAAATCCCCTCTGCCATTCTTTACCCATCATGGATGATGGATTATACTGGTTAGATAGCCATCCATTGATGAATGCTTTGTATCCCTGTTCAAATTGGATACGCAAAGGAGCATGGCGTTCTTGTTTGATGTTCATGGATGTTCCTTCAACTGAGATATTTTGATGTTCCAACAATCAGACTTTACCACATACCCATTGGATGGGTCAATGGTGCCCTTCTGCATAAACACAGCATCTTGTAAATATTGTTGCTTTTCATACACACCCAAATACCACCCCACTGAGAAGTCATTCTTCACCCTGACAAAGCAATAGTAGTCACAGTCTTGCTTTGTGTTGAGGTCTGCAATGGAACAGTCGTATGTTTCCAAAGGCACATAGCCTGTTTGCTTTGTCTTCACATCTATCAAGCTTCCTGATGGATGTATCAGGTCATAGTCGTATGTGTTAAACAAAGTGCCACCCAACACCTTCTGAGCAATGGCCTCACCAATGAAGCCAGCAATGTTGCCAGCCCCTCTAGTTATACTATTATATAACTGGCCCATCTCAACAGCCTTATCTCTTGCTTCAACAAGCATGTCTGGCGTTATGACAAGTTCTTTCAAAGGCTATCTCCAATCTCTGTAAAATCCACAGACATATTCCACATGTGTGGATATATAGATTGTTTCTTCAACCATTCAAAGAATTTATCTTGAGCCTCTCCAATGGATGAGGCACTGATATGCACCTGTCCTTTGAAGAGGTTGCGTTCACTTTTATAAGTGGCGACAAAGTTTCGCATGTTAACGAACTGGGCAAGCACCAGTGGCACAGTCATCATCAAGCCCAATGTTAGCTTCATCAATTGATGTGATGAGTTTGGTGCTAGCCACTAGAGCGTTGTACTGCTCCTCTGTAATTTCTTCCAGCGGTGCCTGATGAAAGCCATGCTCTGAGTGCAACAAGAAGGACAAGCTCTTGTGATTGTTCTTGTAATGTTTCTTGAGATATTTCTTAATCTCAGGCAACTCTTCCTTGCGATAGTAGACCGTGCAGCTTACGCTGTTGTCGCTCCACACTTGTTGCAACCATTTCACTGTTTCCAGTTGTTGGATGGCTGTCATATCCTTAGCCAGCACAGCATGATCAGGGTGTCGGAAGGGGAACGACACAACCATAGTGGAGTGGTCTTCACTGCCATCAAAGTTGCGCTGATATTCCACAGGATATCCACTGTCTCTGCATACATTAACCAATGAATGGTTGGATGCAATGCGGATGCGTCTAATCATAAACCTAGCATAGGCTGGGTGGCATCCCGGTGTCACTCCCGGCAGCAATGACAGGGTGCCAGAGGGCTTCACAGTTGTGAGTTTCACTGATGTGTTGAAGCCATGCTCTTTGCTGTATTGCTTATCAAAGGAGCGCAGCTTTATGTATGTCTCATCAAGCCAAGACTTCTGCTCTTCTGTTGCTTGCAACACACCAGTGATGCCAATACCCATACGCATGTTTGAATGGACAATGGCTTCTGTCTGCTCTAGGTGGCAAGGCAATGCAAGGCTGTGCTTGTTGATGCGGTACAGCAATTGGCAAACATCTAATAACTGTTCTTTGCTCTCAATGTTAGGAAGATATACTTCTGCTAAACAGCAAGTCTCATAAGCAGCCAAAGACTGTTCAGCGCATGGATT